AAGGTAATTTTTCGGTCATTACAGTCGCCCCGACAAGTTTCTTGGTTAAATCACTATCACCAGTATTAAATATCAAGGATTCATAAATCGAAGGTAATGTGAATGAAGGAGCCAAAATATTATCTATACGATTTACCGAACCATCCCCTGAATGAGCTATCCACCAAAAATTGCCTGCGACATATATTCCATTATAATAAGAAGTCGTAGCTTCTTCTTCTATAAAATCCAGAGCTACTTTTCCATTTTCATCAACTGCCCAAATTCCCCCACGAACATCACCATTTAAAGTAAGTCCTAAAACAAAATAAAGTTTGTTATTCTTCACTATACAATTAGTAGGCATCTGGTTCGCCGCACTGTAACTATCAGTAGTCAATTCGTTAAGAGGCACAGCGAAATTTCCGCTTGCCTGCTTGATAATCAGCTTTCCCTTCTTCATTCCGAACAAACTACCGATATAAAAATCCATTACTCCAATGAGTTTATTGTTCAGATTGGCAAGATATTTTAATTCTCCTTCGCCGAAATCAATTCTATCCGTGAGTGTAGTGAGAGAACTGTCCCTGTCCCACAAAAATACTATTGATTGCCTGTTAAAAACTCCTTTAGTGACGCAACCGATGGCCAAATAATTCCCGTAAGCACAAGCGGAAACTATTTTGAATTGGGAAGGCAATGTCAAAACGGCTGGGGAAAAAGTTGTATCATCCAATTTATGAACTATATTATCCGTAAAGAAATAAGCGATATCATCCGCCGGATGATGGACTGGCGGAGCAACAGTTGTATAAGCTATTGATTGGTAGGCATTATTGAAATTATCAGAATTTTCCGTATCGTATCTTATCAATTTCCCAGCCGCCGCTCCCGCCCACATATAAATATATTCTTTGTAATAAAAGAACACATTGGCGTCAGGAATTAAAGTGCTTTCTGATATTGCGGCATTCGCAGCACCTGCCCATCCGGCAAATGTTCCAACATCTATGTCATAAACATATATTCTTGCCGTTGTATATCCTACCTTCACTCCCATCCCATATAAACGGTATGTCCAGGCCCCGCCTGTGTAATACGGAGCATAAAGAAACTTGGTGATTGTGTAGGTCTTGTCCTCATCGGCTTCAGTCGAGCAATAAGGCACTAATTTATGGGGATAGGTAAAAACATCAAAATGTTTGGTCAAACTAAATTTACTTAAGTCTTTAACTCTTTTGTCTTCCGAAAGACCTCCATCGAATCTTGTAATCTTTGTTTCTACAATTCGTCCCATTTTATCGAAAACTTATTCCCTTATTACTCATTATGTTTTCCACGTCTTTTTCCCGCTGAGCATAAAATCTCAGACATTCTTCCATTAAATCCATTGATTTTTTCTCGTAAAGCGCCACCCTGTCTTTCTTATAACTCATACAAAAAGGTATCGCCGCCTCATACGCCAGAATCATATGAAAAGGCGAGGCAAATCCGGGAACTTTCGTTCCCGTTGTCACCTGCGCAGAAGTGAATATGTCAGCCGTCCTTCTGAAGTGGACTAAAAGGCCAAGGGCGAGAGTAACATTTCCAGCGGCGGGCCCTGGATAAATCAATACCGATTTGCCGTCTTTATCATACACTTCCGGCCTGCCATCCGCAGAATAATACTCATCCAAAGGAATGCTGTAATCATCCTTGCTTATCGGCTTAAGGTAATAATAATGGCCGTTTTCATCCATCACCTGGACGCTTTCTATCGCCAAGTGAGAAGTGTCAAAAGTATAATCTTTCTGGCCGGCAACCAGAGTAGTTGTCGCCCTCGGAAAATCAGTATAGTTGGTATCGTCAAATTCCCAATTTCCGTCTTGGCACATTATCCGCCCTACTGTCTTTTCGTAGGCGGCGTTGACCCTTCTAAGAATATCGGCATCAATATAACTTGCGGAATCGGCATCACATAATTTTCTGATTTCTGAATAAATATCACTTATTGTCATTTTCGTTTTTGTTTAATAATTATTCTTGCGAATGAAGTTCAAGGAACAGATTTTCTATTCCCTAAACCCCATCCACAAGAAAAGATGAGGTATCGGCAGAAGCCGAATTTACTAAGCTACGTTCACATCAAATGTAATCGCCCTGAAGTTATACCAAGTTTCCGCTCCAAAATCCACTCTTGAAATAATGCCTAATCCTGACCTTAATTCCGGGTCTTGGGTAATCACTATCTGGCCATAAGTATCTTTCAGAATGCCTATTGTCGTGCATTTCTTAACTCCCGCCGCCACATGGTTGGCGTTCAAAAATCCAGAAGAGTAATGGGTTGCTCCCATATATTGAACTCCTTGGGTTGCACCTTGCTTCAAAGCCGTATCTGCCATCACGAATCCATTGGCCTGCATTACGGATTCAAGAATTTCAAAGTCAGCTGGTCTCCAAACGAAATAGATGCCATTTCTGTTAGCCAAAGATTCTCCGGCATGTTCCCTGATTTCCCTCTTAATACCTCTGACTATGTCATCAATGTTTGTTATCGATACGGTAATCTGAGTGCCTCCAGTCGTATTGGTGAATCCTTCTACCCCAAAATCAGTTCCATGAGTAACAGTCATTTCATAAAGGGCGGCTGTTTCAACGGCTTCATTCAAAAGAACACCTTGCCTTTTAGCAATGTCCATTTGATTTTGGAAAGTGGATTGCGCCAAATCAGCCCGATCAATGAACTGAGGGGCAATATCGAAAGTGCTGATGGTTAGAGATTCAGTTGTTTGCGTAACAGCTGATAAAGCGTATGGGCAAGAACGAGTCTGTGAAGTCGAAACAGTCATATCTGTTCCATAGGGATTAGTGAATGTCCTTACGTTGCTAATCCTGACATCACATATATCTTTCCATAGCGTTGGTTCATCGAGAGCTTCCTGGAGTTTAACCGCATATTCTGCTGTATAAATGTGTGCTGGGTCGTTCATCTAATTTTCAATTTTTATATTTTAATTAGTATGCTTGACCCCGCAGACGACCTATTTTACCACAGGAGTGTCTGTGAATTTTGAAACCGATTTTTCTCTCTCAATTTTGGCGTTGACTACTTTTCGGCGAAGCTCAACCTGATCGGCAGGTGGCAATTCGTCTTTAGCGATCCAATAATCAACCTTATCCCGAGTAGCGTTGCCTCCCCGGTTAGTTCCAGAGGGAATGGCCGCTTCTGTTGCAGCCAATTCACGCTTTTCGGCAAGCTGTTGTTGGAAATATTTTGAATCCAAAATTTCATCCATAGACTTTCCTGTTTTTTTCATCTCTTCAAACACAAATGAAATTTCTTCTTTTTTAATTCCGTTTGCAAGAAGATATGATTTTTCTGCAAGGTCAAATTCTTTTTTATCCTGGGGTTGCCCAACTTTTTCGTCAGGATGTGCCGTTTTATACACTTCAAACTCTTCTTTCAATTTCTGATTTTTGGTTTGATAGCGTTTGGCAATCCCGTGGCGTTTTAAAGTTTCAGCTTTCCAGTCAGTCGTGTCGGTTCCACCCTCGTCCAAAATTTCTTCTGGTTCTTCGAGAGTTTCCTCGGCATCTAACTCTTTTTCATTTGTTTCCATAAATGATAATGGAGATTATTTTTAAATAGGAATAATAACCTATAATAATTTTTAATCCCCAAGAATTATAACTTGTTAAGACCTTTTATCGGGAGGAATAACCCGTTTCAATTTTATTTAGTATTCTATAACACTCAGTGTCCCTGTCGAAGTGGTTGCTATACATCTTATCTGCCCCCAATAACCAAGTGTAGACTCATAAATGCTTGCTGTCCCCGTGGTCGCCAAGACTACTCCAACGCCGAATGCCAATGTCGAAGTTGAATCATCAAGTTGGCAAGTGACGCCATATGTTCCGATATTCTGTATTCTCCTGTAAGCAATGCTGTTATTCGAAGCAAGGGCTTGGGTGGTAGCGGTCGCAGTAGTTCCAACAATAGAGATAGAAACCGAAGTGGCGGTGACTCCATCTCCCTTTCTGGTTAGATCCTCATAACCGCCGAGGGTAGACACATTAAGTTCTTTGGATTCGATAACCGACTGTATTTCTCCCGAATTTGACTGAATCAGCAATTTTAATTCTTTCGAATCCGCAAGGGTGGCAATGATAAAGACAACCAAAACCAACAACAGCGACCCTAATAGTATATTGGTTAATTTAGTCATTTTAGTTATAAGTTAGGTTATTTGGGTAGTTCTTTATCGATAAACATGCGGGTTGCCGATGTCGCCGTCCTGAGAAATCTTATTGGCACAAAATTTGTTCCGTCTACTATCGCATTAGTTCCAGAAGCGACATAAAGCGTTATCCCCGTTGAAGTCGTGAATACGGTCGTCCCCGTGCTTGATGCCGAAGCATTCCAGAAAAGTATATCCTTGAAATCTCCGTCTTGCGGAAGGCATCTGCTGTTAATAGCTAAAGCGGTCGGAAGGGTCGTTGTGTTGACTGCATTCACCGGCACCCACTTGATGACAGAATAATCGCAGATATCAGTAGCCGTCCAAGTCGTGCTTGTCCCTGCTGTTTTGGTGTTTATTCCTCCCCCCTGAACCAATCCTCCATAAAAGTATTCCTGATTGTAATGAGTCGGGCCAGAAGACGCTCCCATTTGTATCGGTCTGTTTACGACGATAACGAACCCGATAACAATCGCCAACCCGATTATCAATGCCCCTACTATAAAGTTCTTCATCTTTTTTTCTTTCCTTTAAGGTTAATTTTTAATTTACCCATTTTGGGCTTTTTCGACTTTTTTGGCTTTTCGACTTTTACGAATTTTGTTTCTTCTTCCGCTTTGACTTTTATTTTGTCGGCGAAAGAACTACTCATTTTTTTAGGTAACATATTTTTAAAATTGGTTAATTATTATCGACTTTTGATTAACGAGCAGGATTGCCTTTTAATTTTGGTATCTCCTCCAATTTATATTTGCTTATATCGTTGAAAGCAGTAGCCAACAGTTGGACTCCTGCCCAGCGAATCTTTATTTCTTTTCCTAATTTTTCATCTGATAAATTTTTATCTTCAGCCCCGATAAGGGCAAAATTGACATGTGACCTGTGGACTTTCCCTTTTGAAATTACTCCGCAGTTATAAAGGCTGAACAAAAGAATTTTTCTTATTGCTTCCCGCATTATTTCATCCATCCAAAATTGCGATATTTTCGCTTGTTCAGTCTCTGTCAAAAATTGGTCTAAATATTCTTTATCTGCGTTAGAATTGTCTGCATTTATCATGGATTTTTATGATTTAGCTTTACCAGTTGGTTTCCATCCTCCCTTAAAAGCATGGTGCATTTGCATTCCTTGTTCCCTATCTGCTTTCGACTTGTAGCAGTAGGTTTTTCCAGTATCCAAACTTTCCATGCAAAACATTTCCCTGCCTTCCCTTTTTTTAGTGAATTTTCTGTATGGCGTTTTATTAAGCTAAAATATTAGTTGGTTGTGGAGCAGTCGGCCTAATTGGTTGCCCCGTTGGTTGTGGTGTTGCGAATTTTTCAATCCCCGCAAAATCAATAGGAGACATTCCTGAGAACTCGAGCAATTCATTCCATGCCTTTGACATTCCCGGCATTTGCATAACTTGGATGAATCCCTGTGGGTTGGAGAATATGAACCTGAAGATATTGGTGATGCCAACAGCTATTTCATTGAGATTTTTCTGTTTTCCTGCGACTGAAACTTCTACATCAATCGGAGCATCTTTCAATTCATCCTTCAATATCTTGATAAACTTCTTATTCCCGCCTTTCCTGAAGTTATCCCTTACCTGTTCCTTATATTTTTCAATTTCTTCTTTCTCAATCAATTCCCCGTTCAGTATCTTTTCCTTTATGACCTTATTAGCTTCATTAGTGACAATGCTGTCGGCAATTTCTTGCATCTCATCCAAATCAAGCGTAGAAAGAAACTCCTGCCCCTGCGTCATTTCTTTAGCGATATGCGGAATAATAATATCCCTGTATATTTCCACCAAAAAGGTTGAAAGTTTCCCTCTGCGATAATCGTGTATTCCCTTGCCTTGGTTGACCACAATCTGCTGGAGTCCCATTGGAGTCCCTGCTTTCGGTTCTACACCTAATTGCGGGTCATTGGCTGAACCTGTAGTCCTTGCCCCTAATTCCCATTCAGCTATAGCGTTTTGGAATAATACGATACTGGGAGGAGTTGTGTTGACCTGCTCCAACCTCTTTCCTTCCGCCAAATTAAGTATCTGCAGGTTTTCAAGATTCTTGATGGTCTGCCTTTTGGCTACCGCCGGGTCAGTCGTCTGTAAGATGACTTTGGAGGCGGCATCCAATAAATCCCTGATTCTGATGGTATTATAGTTAGTCCAAACCTGATGTTCAAATAATTCTTCTACCCCGCCATATCCCAATGCTCGGCCAAAAATCTTGTCTCGGGCTATGAACTTGTAAATTGATTTGGCTTCTTTGCCCTTAAATAAAGTTATCCCGCTTTTTTCTTTCTCATCTTTCTTGTAAAAAGAAACAACCTGCATTTGCCTGACATATTTATTTTCATCGGCGTCATCTTTCAGCCAGCGCTCTGGCATTACCCCATGGAGTTCATACACCTCAATATACTTGGTTGGAGTCCTGCTCTGAACTTGACTTTGTTGGGTCTTTTTGTAGGATTCCGACAAAAGGATTAAATCGTCTATTCCTTTCCATCCTTTTGTTTTCATCTCTTCCAGCTGGTCTGGAGAATAATAATGTTTTTCGCAAATAGGCCCTGAAAGAATATCCGTTTGGTCGCAGAAAGCCAATCTCTGCAAAGGGACTACTTCAGGCTTTTTATTACCGATATCTTTTATCAACGCCCCGCCGAAATCAACATAACTTTCCACCATATCGTCAATGAAAGTGTCTATATCATTGTCCCTCGCCCATTTGTCGTGGTATTTCTTGATTAAAAAAGATTTGTAATAATCCTTGGCCGAATTGACAAAAAGAATTATATCTTTGACGTCAAACCCTTCGCTCCTTTTGGCGACATTGGTAATGGGTCTGATGATATTTTTAAAAGGTCTGTCTCCTCCGCTTTTGTCCAAGTATTGTGAAACGCTGTAAAGCAAACTTAACTGGATATGTTTGAACATATTCCAAGAATAACCCTCAAAGACTTCTATCGGAATTTGCTGATAGGCAATCTCTTCACTTGAAATGTATTGAAAAATATCTTGTTTATCTTCCATTCCTCATTTTTATTTAAGCATCATTAAAATTCTTTTCTCAAAAATTAGGGCGGCTATTTTATTGACTAAAATACGCCTAATCTGAAAAGGCGTATATTTTAATTCCGCTTTTTTATTCCCGCTTTGTAAAGTGAAAATTCCGAAACCTCTTATCTTGAACCTGTCCACATTGAGTTTTTCCATTGCTTCCACCACTGACTCTCCTTTGGCTTTATAATGGAGTTCCCCCAAATTCAAAGACAAACTGAACTTTGGGACTTTTTCTTTTTTTACCGCCGATACTTTTTTGATTATTTTTTTTCTTGGCATATTTTTATCTGAAGGCGGGAAATTCCGCCTTTGGAAAAAGAACAAATCTTAATCTCCTAAATGGAAAGCACAACTTTCCTCCTTCAAATAACAAAAACCCGAAAACTTTACCAACCTAAAATAGATTGACAAAGCTTTCGGGTCGTAACCCAGGTGCTGGGACTTATCCTTCCGCCTAACAATATTTAATTGTTAATTAAATATACTTCATAAGAAGGCGACCTGTCAAGCCCTCTTCTTTTCCACATGAGTAATTACGGTATTCTCTTTTATTTTCAAGAGTTTTCCACATTGGGGGCATTTGATTTCAATATCTAATAATTGGATCATCGGGTCTTTTATCTTAAAAAGTATTCGCCCGCAAAAACGACATTGAATAAGATATTTATGATTTTCTAACATTTCCTTTTTTATAAAACCCCCCTTTAATAAAATATCCTTCCGGTAATTCTGGCAAATCGTATTCTTTTTGATTTTCGTTTATGTCCGTTGAAATAAATTCAGTCATTCCTTTTCCCCTGGGCTTATTAAGAACTATTACTAATCCTTCGGGAATATCTTTTTGGGGTCTTGGGCTGATATAGATTTTATGCTTGTGGATTTGGATTTTGAATTTCATCGTTAATAAACTCATCTATACTTTTTATTATTAGTGGCAGTTTTTCTAACAATAATTCTTTAGGTGCTGAACCAACAACCCATGCACCATTAGATTTATCAGCTCTTATCACTACTAATTTTGTTTTAATTTTTGCTGTTTCGGGATTAGGATTACCAAATCCTAAGTTTCCATATCCCTTCCAATTAACAATTTTACAACTTAATTTAATCATCGGTTTATTTGTTTAATAATTATCTTGCAGGATTCTTGACTGGCTCGTTGGGCCAATTAGTATAATCTATTTGAATTGTAGGTTTAGTCATTACGGCATATCTTAAAGAATCAGCTGAATGATCTTCCCCCTCGGTATCCAAATCCTCAACTCTTATCGGGTCATAAACCAAAGAAGGAAATGTCCTAATAAAGTTTTCGCAATTCGAGAATACTTGTAGCTTTGCCGAAAGTTTGTCTTGTTTCATAATTGGTTTTAGATATTCCCTGATTACCCGCCAGCCGTTTATTCTGTCATTATTCCCTTTTAAGAATCTTAATTCGTTGATGACTTCCTGCCCCCAAGCAGTCATTTTCCTGTATTTCTCACGATATGTTTGTTCAATTATTTCAGCCCCACTTAATTCTGTTTCGCCTTTCTTGGCCCACATTGAAGGATCGCCTACCCAATAATCAATTATTTCGTTATCTGGAGTCATTGAAATTATCATTTTACAAAGCGCCGAATATGTCAGTTCTGTTTCATATAGTTCCCGGTAAATATAAAAGTTTCCTTCCCTGTCAACTGCGTTCCAATGGACTGCCGATGGTTTAGCGAATCCATAGTCAATAGAAATAAATCTCTTCCAACCCATAGGAATCTCAAACGGATTAACAATGTGTATTTCTCGGCGCCATTCCTTAAAGTATTGTCCTTTGAAAATATCCCAATCCCCTTCCAAGAATGCCCTCCTTAAGTCCATAGGTAAACTCTCAAGAGATTTGTAATAGCCCTCGTCCAAATGCGGATTGTCTTTTGCTTTAGCTTGAATGAAAGTGAACAGCTCTTTTTCCTGCTCTGATGAATCAAAATCCCTGTCTATCCATAACTTCTTGACCCATTCGTGTCCTATGCCCCCAGGATTGGTTCCAGCGAGGAATTTTGTATCAAAGGTAGGAATACCCGGCCATCTTAAACGAGTCCTTAAGAAGTCAAAAGTATCCTTCTTATTCTTGGTCAGCTCATCCACTCCTTCTGTCGCAAATTCTGAAGACTGGTATTTGGAAGGATCATCAAGATTTCTGAAAGCTAAAACTCCTTCTCCAAAATCTTTTTTAAGAATGAAATTATGGTCTTGAGTGTTGAAATCCCCCAGCCAAGCTGGAAACTCATATTTAATCTTGCTCAAATGTCTGTCTTTTAGAGAAGGATAATCCTCGCAGAATAAACCAACTACCACACCTTTTAAATCATATTTGGCATAGTAATACAAAAGCAACCTTAATAACTCCCATCTTAACCAAAAACTTTTCCCGCCTCCCATCGCCCCGCCATAAAGAATGTATTTGAATTTCTTTGTGGATTCATGGACTTCTTTCTGCTTGGCAGTCCACTTGACTAAGTTAGAGAACTTGATTGTTTCTATCTCTTCAGTCATCTAATTCAACTAATTTTCTTTTAAATTCTACTTCTAATGATTCTTTGGGTTTGCCGAATACTCTATCTATCAAACTATCTAAAGCTCGATTATCTGGCATTTTAGTTGTAATATAATAATAATTATCATCCAATAATCCATCGCCTTCGCATTCATCTAAAACTTCTTTAATTTCTTCAGGGTCAGTTACTAAAATATGTTCCCTCCTTTTATTTTTCCCTTCGCCAGATTCTTCTATCTTATAAAGAAAAGAAGAACCTTTGGCTATATTCATTTGAGCATTAAGCAACTCGTGGATATTGAGCAATATTCTATCTTTAAATTCTTCTTCGGCAATTCTTTTTTCTACTGTTTTTTTATTAGGAATACCTTTTGGTTTACCTAAAGGATTACCACTAACACCTTTAACAAATTTACCTTTATTCCTTTTGATTTCCTGTTTGATTTCAGGTTTTTCAGGTTTTATCAATCCAAAATCAGCCGTTTTTGTTTTTGGTTTCATATTCCTAAAATTAAGTTATTTTGTTCTTTGTCGACCTCTCTTACTTCCGCCAATCTTTCTTCTATTGTTTTGCCCCTGAAATTATAACTCGGTCTTCTTAAACAATAATACCAGTCCATCTTATCTAACTTCACTTTATCAATATCCAGTTCCATTAAAAAATCATAAACCATCTTTCTTTTGAAAATGGCGGCAAGGATAAATAAGTTAAGCAATAATCCCATTTTCTTCTTCTCGGCTTTCTCCCTGCCCAGCATCAACTTTCTTATCCGCCAAAGTTCTTTCAAGAATGCCGTTTTTAAGTTGATTTTATCTATCTCCCCCGCCATATCCTGGCCCCGAACCCTATAAGAAGACGAGAGTTGTAAAATCATCGCCCCGCAGTTAATCAAGTCCCTCTCCTCTTCTGATTTAACTATTTTTCTGCCCGCTCTTATTATTTCCCGGCAAGCCGGACAAAACTCGTGGTCTCTATAGCACCTTGATTTAACCCCGCCCTCGCAGATATAAATTACCCAAAGACTATGGATTATCTTTCCCATTCTCAGGGGCCATAAATTGATTATCTCCCAGAAAGCCTTTTTGGTTATGGTCACCCTGTCTATT